TAAAGAATGACATCAAGATCGTAGAAGATGAACTTCTTGAGAAAAAACCCGTGGTTGCTGGACTTGATGCTGTTCGTCAGCGGGTGCTTGTGGACATGGGCTTCAATCTCGGCATCCCAACTCTTTTAAAATTCCAAAACATGTGGGCCGCAATCGAAGAAGAAGATTGGGAAGAAGCCGCTAATCAGGCAATGGACTCTCGCTGGGCAAAGCAGGTAGGTCGTCGGGCAGAAAGACTCTGTCAGGCAATGTCTACAGGCGAGTGGGTCTAAGTGGCCATAAGTAATAACGTAGTCACTAACAGCCGTTTTAGGACTGTTAACCTACGCTGTGATACGGATGACGCGGTAGAGACACTGTATACGTGCCCCGCCAACTGTCGCGCCCATATGTCGATGTTACACCTCGTCAATGCCGGTGGTAGTGTGACTGTTGATGTAGAGTTTAACCGCTCTGCCGCAACTCAAGCCGCTCTCGGTGTTGACGCGAGTGTACACATTCTCGGCGGAAAGAACATGAGTACCGGGGACTTCATTCAGTTTCTCGGTGCCGTGATGGTCTTAGAACCGGGGGATACTGTCGCAGTGACTGCGGATGGTACAACCCCCACTGTCGACGTAATCGCTACCGTCGAAGAATTCTTCGTAGTCCCCGGATAGTAATAAAACATAGAGGTAAACAATGGCTATCACAACTGCAATGTGTACGAGTTTCAAGCAAGAAATTCTTGGCGGCGTACACGATTTAGATACAGACGTAATCAAACTTGCTCTCATCAAGCAGTCCCCTTCTGGGACCTATGGTGCGGCAACAATAAACTACTCTCAAGTAACGACGGCCTCTGACGAAGCTTCCGGTACAGGGTATAGCGCAGGTGGGAATGTTCTCGGTAGCGCGGCTATTACCATCGATGGCACTACAGCCGTTGTGGATTTTGCTGACACAACTTTTTCAAACGCGACGGTAGCGGCAGACGGCTGTATTATCTATAACGCAGATCAAGGAAACAAAGCAATCGCTGTGATTGACTTTGGTGGTACGATCCTATCTTCTGCTGGTGACTTCACTATCACATTCCCTGCGGCGGCATCTGCTACAGCTATCATCCGGATCGCTTAATCTATGTCGTTTTACGATGGTGCGGACGCTTTTTACGGAACCGGAACCTACGGGTCGGCTCGGTATGGCGTTGTCATTCCTACCTTTAATATTTCTGGAGTTTCCGGAACTGGACAAGTAGGTAGGTATTTTAGAGGTGTACAAGGTACTGGTTCTGCTGATTTTATTGATTCAGCACTAACAGAGCCAACCGAAGTTACCCCGGCAATGACGGGAGCGATAGGCACCGTTTCCTTTATCGCATCAGTTCGTATAACATTGAGTTCTGCTCTAGGTACAGGTGTAGTCGCCCGACCAACAGTAACGGGAGACGAGTTTGATTTTGAAGCAACAAGAACTCTGTACGACCGCAAACGTCTAATCTACATTCCTGCCCGTCCATCATCAGCGCAAAGAACAATTAAGGTATCGTAAAATGGCATACCAATGGCCCTTCAAAGACCCGGATGAGACATTAGATTACAGTATTGATTGGTCCCGTTACCTCGGGGGCGCAACTTTATCTACAGTAGTTTGGTCTGTTAAAACTCCAGTCTACACGACAGATACGACGCTAGCTTCTGGACAGGATCTCACGACAGCTACTTCCGGAGCTACGACAGATAGCATCCAAAATGTTTCGCAAACAAATACGAATACAGTTGCAACAATTAACCTCGCTGGCGGTGAAGCTAACCGTGAATACACTTTTACGTGTACGATTACTGATAGCACGGCCACGGTAACTCAGCGTGTTGTGAAACTCAAGATCAAGGAGCGATAGACTAGAATGGCGTATAACTACCTAGGTCTCACAAATGATGTCGCCCTCCGGTTAAATGAAACACAACTCACGGCGAACAATTTTTCAACATCAACAGGGTTTTACTCCGCAATGAAAGAAGGGGTAAACGCTTCGATACGTCATATCAATCAAGCACACTTTTTCTGGCCCTACAACCACGCTTCACAAACAGACACCCTCACAGGAGGAGTCTCACGGTACGCTCTTCCAGAAGATGCAAAGTATGTTGACTTCGGTTCTTTTAGACTACGACGTAACCCGAGCTTAAATGTTAATGAAGGCAGACGTCTTAATCAATTAACGTACTCTGAGTACCTCAGTCTTTACATCGATCAAGAATACGAGACGGATGCTACCAAAGGTGGAGTCCCGCGAAATATTGTCCGGACACCAGATCAGGAGTACATTGTTGTTCCGATGCCCGATGTTGCGTACGAGGTTGACTACGAGTATTACGCGACTCCTGTAGATCTTGAACTGTATGACGACGTACCTACAATTTCAGAACAGTTTAGGCACGTAATCGTCGACGGGGCTATGTACTATGCGTATATGTTTCGTGACAACATGGAGATGGCGAACCTCTCCCAATCAAAGTTTGAAAACGGAATCAAGAATATGCGTACGATTCTTGTGAATGAAAACGTATACTTCCGGAGCTTTTAAAAGATGCCAGATCGTTGGCTTACTTTCCCTGTTGAATTCTCGGGTGGTTTAATAACTAATCTGTCTCCCCTGCAACAGGGAATCAACTATCCGGGCTCTGCACAAGTCATGCGGAACTTTGAACCGTCGGTAGATGGTGGATATCGTCGTATCGAAGGATACTCAAAGTGGGACAGTACCGTCCTGCCCGGTAGTGGCTTTGTGCGAGGTGTTGTTGAGTTTGAGCAGAGCGTTTTTGCGGCGCGAGGGTCACACCTTTACTTCTCCGGCGGGTCCGGTTGGACTCAAGTCACAGATAACGCAACCTACAGTTCTTCCGGGGTCACTCTTTCTGGAACAGGAAAGGTACGTTTTGCGAAACATAAGTTTGGCTCAAATGACGTCTTAGTACTTACTGATGGATTAGGCAAGCCTTTCAAGTGGGACGGATCTACTTTTGCACAGATTACGACCGCACCAACCGAGGTTAACGGGGCAGGATTCGTAACTAACCACAAAAGCCACTTGTTCTTTGCCCAAGACAATATTGTAACTTTTACTGCACCATTTAGTGATACAGACTTTACACCAGCGTCAGGTGCAGGTACAATAGTATTTGATACTGCTATCACTGACATGGTGTCGTTCCGCGAACAACTCATTATTTTTACAGAAAAATCTATTGATGTTCTTGCGGGATCTACCATTGCAGATTTTGCTTTGCAACCGGTCACAAAAGATATCGGTGCGATTGTTCCTGACACCGCCCAAGAGATTGGCGGAGATATTATGTTTCTCGGGCCTGATGGGCTAAGACTCTTGAGTGCTACAGAGAGAAACAATGATTTTGGATTGGCTGTTGTTTCTAAAAACATCCAACCTACTATGACACAGTTTATCGGGCAATCCACATCTTATTCTACTGTTGTTGTACGAGGAAAGTCTCAGTACCGCCTCCTCGGATCTAATGCGAGCTACACTGACAACGCCTCACGTGGAATTATAGGAACTCAATTCGCGGGACAAGGCGGAGAATCCATGCAGTGGTCTGAGACACGTGGGATTAACGCCTACGTAGCCTCGAGCTCCTTAAACAACACAGAAGAGTACGTCCTCTTCGCAAATGATGACGGGTACGTTTACCGAATGGAAGACGGAAACAGCTTTGATGGTACCAACATTATCGCTAGTTTTAAAACTCCAGAGCTTCCCATTCAAGACCCGTCTACACGCAAAAGTATGTACAAGATGAAGCTTTTTGTTGACCCTCAAGGTGGTTTTACATCTGAGTTATCAACAGAGTACGACTACAATCAAGCAAATGTCGTACAACCAGAGGTCATCACGATCTCGAACACAGCGTCCCCTGCGGCATTTTATGGCACAGCAACTTATGGGACATCAGGATTCGGTGGAAACTTGCAATACATCTTTGACATTCAACTCACTGGCTCTGGAAATGTCGTGGCCTTTAACTTCGAGAGTGACTCGAGTGACCCGCCATTTTCACTTGACTCAATGATCATTCAGTACGGTCAATACGGCCGGAGGTAAAATAATAATGGGAACTGGATACACTCGTAACGATACGGCCAACAACATCGCTGATGGAAACGTCATCAACGCATCGGATCTCGACGGAGAGTTTGACGCCCTTCAGGCCGCGTTTAACGCATCAAACGGACACTCACATGACGGTTCGTCAGGAGAAGGCCCTCAGATTAACACAGCCGGTTTAGCAGATGATGCTGTCACTGCCGCCAAACTGGACGACACAGCTAGCTTTACGATGGCGGGACTTACCGTATCTGGGGCTGTGGCGTTAAACGGGAGCACAACCATCGGTAATGCCGACACGGATACCGTAACGGTTACAGCGGACGTCGCCTCGAGCTTGATCCCATCTGCTGATGCAACCCACGATCTCGGTGCATCCGGGTCAGAATGGAATGACCTCTACATCACGGGCACAGCCAACATCGACGCCCTCGTAGCGGACACAGCAGACATTAACGCAGGAAGTATTGACGGGGTAACCATTGGTACAAACTCAGCGGTAACGGACCTACGTGTCGACAACCTCAAGGTTGACGGTAATACAATCTCATCGACAGACACTGCTGGAAACATCACACTAGCTCCAGACACTACAGGGGATATTCACCTCGACGCAGACACTGTCCGTGTTGGTGATTCAGGGGTTGACGCGACCATCACAACGAACGGCCTTGGTGACATTATTATCAACACCAACGCAGGTTCTTCTTCAGGTTCGATTCGTATCTACGACGGGGCAGATGGGAATATCAACCTCACCCCAAATGGTACAGGCTCGGTTGTTATCTCGAAGGCTGATATCAACGGCGGTTCCATCGACGCAACCAACATCGGGGCCTCGACTGCGGGTACAGGTAACTTCTCAACCCTGTCGATTGGTGGGACAGCAGTTACTGCTACAGCCACAGAAATTAATGGTCTTTCAGGTTTAACTGCGGATTCCACGGAGCTCAACCTTCTCGACGGTGCAACTGTTACTACCGCAGAGATTAACTACAACGATGTTACGACCCTCGGGACTGTTGAAGCATCTAAGACTGTTACTGCTGATGCGTCCGGAAACATCGACTTCAACAACGGTAATATGACCAATGTTGACATCGACTCGGGTGCTATCGATGGTACAGCTATCGGCGCGGCTTCTGCCTCTACCGGTGCATTTACAACTCTCACAGCGAGCACATCTCTCGGAATCGGTGGAACAACCATCACTGCATCTGCCGCAGAACTTAACATCCTTGATGGTGTAACGGCGGATACTACAGAACTCAATATCCTCGATGGTGTGACAGCGACTACTGCTGAGTTAAACTACCTTGACATCGGGACACTCGGAACTTCGGCGGCAAGCAAGGCCATTACAGCCGATGCAAATAATGACACAATTGTTAGTGGTGCTGTTCGTGGCACAGTAACGACTGACAACGATGTTTCTTTTGACCTTAGTACGACAAACAACTTTAAGTGTACACCAGCGGCTGGGACGCATACGTTAACCTTCACAGGACTTACTGGTACTTCAGGACAGTCTGGCAACATCTGGTTAGACAACGGCGCAGGTGCGACTATCCAAGCGGCGACGACAACATACATTTCCGGTACTGATCTGACAACGATTAGTGCAGTCGGAGAATATTTCTTGTCGTACTTCTCTGATGGTACAAACGTGATGGTTGCTTGTTCACCATCCCTCACATCTCAAGGTGCGTAATCAATGTCTCTGATTCAAGGGAATTCACACAAGTCTTCAGTATCTGGCTTCTATCCCAAGACCATTGAAGGATCGCTACGGTTTAACGATAATGACTCTGCGTACCTGAGTTGGACTCCTACAAGTCAGGGAAATCTTAAAACTTGGACTTTTTCTGCGTGGGTAAAACGAGCGCAATCAACGGGCAATTATCAACGCATTTTTGCTTGTGGAGATTCTACTGATAATTATTCTTTGGTGTATCACGATACAGGAAACTATCTGACATCACAGATAAGAATCAGTGGGACTAATTACACAGTATCAACTGCGGCATTATACCGCGATCACTCCGCTTGGTATCACATCGTAGTAGAAGTAGATTGCACAAACGCTATCCATAAACTCTATGTAAACGGTCAACAAATTACAGAGTTTCAATCGACGCCAACAAATCCTCCAAATAGTAACACCAACGTAGGAAATACCGTTGCTCACTACTTAGGCAAAAACTCAGAAAGTAATCAACATTATTTTGAAGGCTACATGGCCGAAGTTTTCTTCATAGACGGTACAGCGCATAATGCTGACGCTTTCGGTGAAACCAAGAACGGTGTGTGGGTTCCGAAAAGCATTACATCTGCTGATTTTGACTTTGATAATAACAACAGTTTTCACCTGACGTTCCAAGACGATGCAGAGGTTGAGGCGTTCAATACTGTGTTGTATCGGGGTAATAGCGGTACGCAGTCGATCACTGGTATGGGCTTTCAGCCTGATCTTGTTTGGATTAAGAACAGAACAGGTACGAATGACCATCAGTTAGTTGATGCAGTCAGAGGTAATACCAAAGCACTTAGAAGCAACGATGTAAACAATGAAGATACTTTTACCAATGGTATTCTTTCGTTTGATTCTGACGGTGTAACACTAGGGTCTAACAGTAGATACAATGCAACCGGAAACAACTACGTTGCTTGGGGTTGGAAAGCAGGTGGCGCACCTACCGTTGATAACTCAGCAGGTGCAGGGAATGTTCCAACAGCAGGTAGTGTCAAGATTGATGGCGTTGACTCTACGTCTGCACTAGCGGGTACTATCCCTGCCACAAGAATTTCTGCTAGCACTACCTATGGGTTTAGTATTGTAGACTTAACTGATCCAAATACTGGGGCTTCATACGAGGTTGGACACGGACTTGATAGCCCGCCAGAAATGTTCTTTATCAAAAAGACAAACACAACATCTGATTGGTCTGTCTATCATAAAGACGTAGG